ATATAAAATTTTAAAACTTAAAGTTGCACCTGGTGAAGGACTTGACCACATTGGGCTATTTCTAGGTATAATATTTGGTATATCGTAGCTATCGCTAAAAATAAATGAGCTGGAAAAATTAAAATCATTAATGAGGCCAGTTGTACCAGTAACGAGCACACCAGGATTAATTTCAACTGATGTAATTGGTGATTGTGTTAAACTGTGGGTATATTGATATATATTAAAACCTTCTTTCATATATATTGTTTTATTTGACCCAACATCTAACGAATCCGCTGAATATGATATAGTAATTTCATTTGTTATTGGATTTAAACTAAATGGTGGTGTATTATTCGCTGGTGAAGAAAACGTATTTCCGTTGTCGGTTGACCAAGTAAAAACACTTGGGTAATATGTTGGAGAACTGAATATATTTAAAACCCCTAAACGAACATAACCTGGGTTTTTTCTGGTAACAACCGCTGTCCAAGTACCTTCGCCAGTACCCACACCAGAGCTTATCACGTATTCTGTGTCTTGTGTATAAGGCGAATCTAAAATCAAGATGCCATCGAGATAAAAATCGTATTTATATAAAGCTGGGTAATAATCCGCCCCATCATCTTCTACGATAACTTTTACGCGAATTTCGATACCAGGTATAGTTGGGTTTGTATCATCGCTTTTATAAATTAAATGTTCAACTGGGATTAAATCTGGTGGGGTATATAAACCTTGACTTATAAAATCCCAGCTATAATCTGGCGGATTTAATGTTATGGTATCGGTATGTAAAGTTTCGTTATTAACATCTTCAACAATTAAATTATATGTTTCACCAGTTAAACTACCAAGTGTTTGCCATTCATAGCTTGGTGTGTATAATATTGATGTGAATGTCGTTCCGCCATCAATACTATATCGTTTACCCGCAAGTGCGCCATCACCAGAAACAGTTATATTAATAATACCATTAAACGGATAATTGCCTGGGGTTGCTGGATTAAATATTTGTACCGATGGGTCGGTGAACACCACAGTATAAGTTGTGGATCCGCCAATCACATTATAATTACCATTGGTGTCAACTAAACCCCAAACTAATTTAAAATTAGTACCGTCTTGAACCGCAATTAACGCATACCCAGTATTTGCCAAAGGAAAAGTACTTGGTAATTCGTCAGCATCTAATGATTTTATTACATCACCCGCCGCATTTTTTTCTTCAACTAACAAACCATTTTTTGTTGCAATTTTTAAAACATTGTTTGCGTCAACGTAAATAGTACTTTCGCCATCAGATAAAATAGCATTTAAATCACCAAAATTTAATTGTGATATTTTTAATTGTTCAGTTGTAAATAATTTAGAAACTGCGCTCATGGTGTGTTATAATCAATATTTGTGTCAACAAGTGCCCATACCAATTTAAAATTAAAACCATCTCTTACAACAGTAAGGGCGTACCCCTCAAATGGGTCGGGAAATGATACTGGTAGTGGGGGTATCGGTAAATTTTTTATCACATCACCACCTGGATTAACTTCACTAGCAACCCCAGATTCTTTTGTGACCATACCTAGTGACCCATCTGTTTTTTTATATAAAAGAGTTTCACCTTCCTCAATTAAGTTTTCAACTTCAGGTAAAGTTAATTCATTTAATTTAGCCTGTCTTGTTAAATCTATTTTTGTGATATTTGCCATAATATTAAATTACTTTAATTGGTTTAGGAAACGCCCTGAATTTTAATGATGTGTTTACATAAGTAGCTTCTTCAGAAACTCTTTTAAGTATTTCAAGTGGACTTAACCTACCTAACATAGTGCTTAATTCCGTTTTTAAAGTTACCATCTCATCTTTACCTTCAGATAATAATGACTGATATTCAATTTCCATTTGTGCATCTGGTACTGGTATTTTACCACCAAATGTACCTCTAACCCTACCAAGGGTTTCTTTACAAAGTGCAGTAAAATATCGTCTAACCCAAACTTTTGATGGGTCATTTAAATCATCAAACGACATATTATCCAATGGTACATCCATAGGCGATTTTATTATGTCTTTATTTGCCCTAAAACAAGCGTCTTTATCTTGTGGGTTAATGTCGTAATACCAATACCAAACCTTACCCTGGTCAAAAAGACTACTTCTAAAATCGTAACGATCACCAGGGGTATTCATTAAATGTATATACTTTTTTCCATTTGGGGCGTTTGTTATTTTGTAAATTAATTCAGATCTAACGATTCTGTTTTTAAGATTTCTATCTGACGCTCTCATTAAAATATCAAACGCTGGTAAAATGTAATAACTACCAAGACCAATATATTCACCACCAAACGCATTACTCCAAACACCAATAAACGGGTCGATTACCGCTTGGTCGATAGTTGCTGGTGTAAACCACATGACCTCATTTATTTCACGATTTGCTGGCACCTCATAAATTTGTTGACCTTTAACTAGTTCAATAAAATCTTTTTTAAGAACAAAGCCACCTTCTCCAGCGCCAAGTCCAACAATTTTTGAATAGGAATAAGTATATTGGGTCACAAAATCTTGCCCCCTAGTGATAAAAGCTCTAGTTAGATCAGCCTCAGACACGTTTAGCCCAATCAAAGCGGGCCATTGGTGTTCGATTATGTAGTTTTGAATAAATTCAATATAATCTTCTGTGGCAATTTCTAATAAACTATCCATTTGCTCCTCTTCAAGCTGTATTTTTCTAATAGGGGCCCCTAATCTGTGTTTGACTTGTTTAAATATCTTTTGTTTTTCTTCTGGATTTATTCTCATGGTAATGATATTTATCTATAAATATCGGATATAATGGATAAATATAAAAACGCTATATTATTTGAAGAGATTACCAGAATGAAAATGTTATCTGGTGAAATGATTACCGAAGAAGAGTTAAATGAAATTGATTGGGAAGGGGAGTTTGCTGATGTTAGTAAAAAATGTATTATGGGCCCAGCTTTGGTTGAGTATTTAAATACGATTTTAGATAACCAAGAAAAAAAACCAAAGGATAGGGAAAAATTATCCCCAGATAAACCTTATATACACAATAAAAGAATACCAAAGACTGCATCTGGTGAAATCGATATTGATTCTTTTATAAAGAATATAACATCAATGCCAAATAAGCTTATTAGCGTTAACGATAAAATGAAAAAATCAACCGATGGTGGTGTTATATCTGTTAATATCGGTATACCAGCTCTTCGCGGTTTGGTTTATGATATTGAAAATTCCCAATTTTATTTTGTTAACACTTGTCCAGGCGCTGGTGCTTGTGCTACAATATGTTATGCAAGAAAAGGTAGTTATGTTTTATATCCAGATGTTTTTGTTAATCAAACTAGAATATTAAATTTGTTACTTAATTATCCAGCTAGATTTGAAAAATTACTTAAAAACGAATTAGAGGTTGTTGCAGTTAAAAACCCAGATGCTGTTATTGAATTTAGATGGAATGATGCTGGTGACTTTTTTACAAAGAAATATTTACAAATCGCTTTAAATATAACCAAGGAACTTAAGGCTGAGGGTTATAATGTTAAATCATACGCATATACTAAAATGGGCGATGTTGTTAATTTGTCTGATCCAGATATGGTTGTTAACTTTTCAACAGACGCTAACAAAAGAGAAAGATCAAAAATAAAAAATCTTGAGGATAAAAAGCAAGCTGAAACAGTACCAAAAGAATTGTTTGATGATCTTTATTTAAAGGATGATAGTAAACGTAATTATGTACTTGATGATAAAGGTAGACCTGTTTATGCTAAAGAAAACGGGGCTGAAATATTAAAAAGTAGACTTGGGTTAACTTATAATGTGGATCCACAAACAATTTTAACCTACGATGAATTGATTAAAACGCCAGAAGGTCAACCGCTACAATATAATGTAATGATTGCGCCAAAAGGTGAGGGTGACATCGGGGCTCAAAGAGCTGACGTTAAATACTCATTCTTATTGTTTCATTAAATCTTTAATCACTTCTTGACCAACCGATAAGTCATCGGTAATCATATTATCTCCCATAACCTGGTTGATTATTTTCATTTTTCGTCTTAATGTGTTGAACATTATGACATCTAAAGTCTCATCAAATAGTGGGTATATAATGTGAACATCATTAACTTGTCCAATCCTATGGGCCCTATCTTCAGCTTGTGCATGATTAGTTGGTGTCCAATCTAGGTCGTTGAATATAACAATCGTACCTTCAGTTAAAGTTAAACCAACACCAGCAGCAACTATATTACCGCAGAAAACTTTTACTTTGTCGTCTGATTGAAACCTATCTACCGCAAGTTGTCTTTTTTCTTTTGATACGGAACCATCTATTATCACAGAACTTTTACCAAAATGTTCATGTATTGAGTTTATGGATTGCGTGAAACAACTGAATATAATAACTTTATGACCGTTTTCAATTAAATCTTCAGCTAACTCAATTGTGTGTTTTGTTTTATCATGGGATAAAAGTTGCCTAACTTTTATTAGTTTTGTTAGGTGATCGGTAACTGATGGTTTTTCACCAATAGCCAACATTTCCTCAACCCACGCCTCATATTCAGCAATGTAACTATTGTAGTTTGTACACAATTCTATTGGTAAGTATATTGGTTTTATTGTTTTTTGTGGTAAGTCGATCGAATCTTTTTTAGTTCTTCTCAGTATACAATCAGCAGAGTATTCCCTAAGTTCGTCTAAGTTAGATGCGCCAGAGGTTACCCAATATTTTTGTTTACTACCTTTTCTATTAAATTGTTTTGCCGCACAATATCTTCTAACATAAAACATCCAGTTTATTGCAATCGGAGATTCGCATAGGTATAATAAATTATAAAAATCAACAGGTTTGTTTGTTATTGGTGTTCCAGTTAAGAACCATCTATTTTGTATTTTTGATGTAAAATTGTTAAAAATCTTTGTTCGATTTGATGTTGAGTTCTTTAAATAATGTGCTTCGTCAGCAATAACCAAATCAAATTTATGAAAATCTATTGGTGATGGGGGTAAATCAGATAATTTAACACCCCTTTGTGGTAAGTAATGGAAATTCTTTAAAATATCGTAGTTTACGATAGTCCATTTTTTTGCTCTGAAATCGACTCCATCAACTATTGAAATGTTATCGCCAGAATCATAATTCATTATTTCCTTTTTCCAGTTTAACTTTAAAGATGCTGGACATACAACCAATATTTTTTTAAAACCACCTTCAAGTGCGGCTATTATGGAAGATGTGGTTTTACCAAGACCCATATCATCCGCCAAAATAAATTTTTCATTTTCAAGTAATTTATTTATTGCCTCTATTTGATGTGGTTTTGGCTCCCTTTCGTATTTTGAAAAGTCAATTTCTGGTACTTTTTTTAATTTTTTTATACATTCCTTTGAAATGAATATTGTTTGATAATAACCACAATCCCCACCAAAACAACCCCAGATATGGAGCATATCTTCTTTTCTGGATAATAACTTATCTATATAAATTTTATCTGGTAAAAAATCTAATTTTAATTGGTCTTTAACAAATTCCCTACAAGATTTGTGTATCGCAACTTCTTTTTTTACACTATGCGGTGCAATATTATGAAATTTTATGATATAATCAGATTGATTTTTTGTTGGTATAAAAGATTTATTTTTGAAAAAATCTTTTTGTATTTGTCGTATATAATCGTTAGCACCCTCATATGTTTTTAAAATATTCAGAGCTAGTTTTTCTATTGGTAAATTCATTTTTAAAACATTGTTAAAAACGCAGGTGTGTTTTCTCCTACATATGAACCTCGAGTGTTGTACTCAAAATGTTCAATAGCATCTTCTTCCGTCAGACCATCATCCATTAATGATTGAACACACATAAAATCATCATAAACAGCAATCACATTTCTATCTTGTTGTATTTTTACACCAACAAGCGTGTTTTTGTTATAATCTGGTAAGAATAGCATTTCTTTATTATAATCCGATAATTCTTCTTCGGACTCATCACTTTTTTTTATAAAAGATATCATTGGATGACGATCCAAAATATCATTATTAAAAACATTAAGGGCTTCTTGATATGTTAAATCACCATTTTGGGCAATCTTATCGATGACCAAATCGATATTATAAGCTGGGATAAACCCATCTTCCATTGTATAGCAGACCCCAAGTAAAGCGTTATCGAAGATAACGTCCAAAAACATGTGTTCTTCCATTATATCAACGGAACAATATTCTAATATATGATCTCTCATTCTTTTTATGACAAAAATAGTAATTATTTTCCATAAAGTCAATATAGAGTTTGTTTAGACTATTTATAATAAAAATAATATGGAACGTAAAAATAGGATACCAATAACCAGATTATCTCGATTTTATGACGAAAAAGATTTTGATCTTGAATTGGATATGGCTAGAGAAGTTATTGAGGAGGATGCTAATTTCACTATTGTTTTGTACAGAATAGATAAGGTTAATAGTAATAATGACGATGTGTATGGTGAAAGTGAGGCTCGTGAGGTTAGGTTTTTACCACCAGTTGAATTAAAAGTTTTATTGTCGTTAGAACAAGCTGATAATAAATCATATGCCGAAGGTAGATTAAGGTATCAAGAATATGGCAATCTGTCGTTCACTGTTTTAAACAAGCAATTGGATGAAAAGGGTGTTGATATTAGTTATGGTGATATTGTTGGTTATTCGGACAGAGAAAATAATCTAAAATACTTTGAGGTATTTGATGATGGTAAAATAAATTCGGACAACGCACACACACAATTTGGGTATAAAAGTTACTTTAGAACAATTAGCTGTGTGACAGCGGATCCAGATCAATTTAACGGTATTTAATATGGCATTACCAGGTTCTTATAAGAAAAAAATAAATATATCGAGAGATAGGCCTAATATCGAGTATCCTTACATCATGGAAAGTGGTGCTGCTGAAAATATGAAGGACATGATTATCGATAAAGATACTTATTTACCTAAGGGTGTTTTACATATTGACTTAGATGCTGGTTTTAAAGATTTTGTAACCGAAAATATGGCTTTGACTCTAAACGGTAATAAAGTTCCAGTTTTTATGATGGGTATCCAAAAATGGACTGAGTTTTCTAAAACATGGAACTTTTCAGATGAATACAAAAACATTAAAATACCATTCGTAAACATAGTTAGACAACCTGACACTAAACCAGGTACGAATCCGTCTTTGATATACAATATACCACAAGGTAAGTCATTTATTTATTCGGAAGTACCAACTTGGGATGGTAATAGAAAGGGTGTTGATATTTACAAAATACCACAACCAATTCCAATTGACATTAATTACGATGTTAGAATTTTTGCTTACAGACAACAGGATCTAAATAAATTTAACGCAATAGTTTTTAAGCATTTCCAAAGTCGACAAGCTTATGCTGTTGTAAATGGTCATTACATACCAATTATTTTGGAAGATACATCCGATGAAAGTCAAATCACGGACTTAGATAATAAAAGGTTTTATGTACAGCTTTATTCGTTTATGTTACAAGGTTTTATTCTTGATCCAGAAGATTTTGAGGTGACTCCAGCAATAAGTAGAACATTTACAGTTGTTGAAAAGTCATAACTCGTAAAATAATTTAAAAAGTAAATAGTATTTCTTGTTTTTTGAAAAAATCAGAGATATTTATTGTAAGTAAAAGGTAAATAAAAAAAATTAAAATTAAACAAATATGGCAAACAAAGTTTATGCATCACCAGGTGTCTATACCTCAGAAAAAGATTTAACATTTACTACTGAGACAGTTGGTGTTACAACCCTAGGATTAGTGGGTGAAACAAAGAAAGGGCCTGCCTTCCAACCTATTTTCATCAGAAATTATGATGAATTTAAAGTTAGTTTTGGTGGTACTAGCCCAGAAAGATTTAGAAACACTCAAATCGTAAAATATGAATTACCGTACATTGCAAAATCGTACTTAAGTCAATCAAATCAGTTATTTGTAACCCGTGTATTGGGTCTTTCTGGCTATGATGCTGGTATGGGTTATGCAATTAGGACTTTAGGAACATGTAATAAAAACACATTAGCGTATACAGATACAACTTATGTATTTGACTTTACGGTTGATATCGATGTACCTGTTGGTCAACCTGGTACTTTTGTATTATCTGGTACCTCAACAGAGGTTATTGATCATATATCAACATTAACTGGTGTTGATACAACTAAATTCGATACGGCTTATTATAACTTCTTCAATGTAACAAACTACACTCTAAAAGATTGGTATAAAAACAATGTATCTTATTGGGGTATTTTGGACAGCTCTGAACAAACAGCACTTGTTACAGATAGAAATGCTCAGGTATTAACTGGCACTGGCCCAGCAACACCCGCTTTCTTAGATGCGTATGAATTGGCTATTGGTATTCCAGTTGCTGACAGAACAGATGATATCTTGATAAAAGAATTTACCTTTAATGAAACATCTGATCAATACGAAGGAACCTCTTTTGCATTGTTTGCCTACGATATCACTGGTACCACAGCGACAATTTATTCTGGTAAGATTAAATTAGTTGTTTACGATTACGTTTGTTCACCAAATCAAAAATACCATAAAAAGACTGTTGCAACATTAAGAAGTAGGGGTCAATATATTTCGAACGTATTGGGTTACAATGTTGATTCAACAACAGTAGCTTATGACCAATTTGATGCTGCTTTAACTAACCCGTATGCGACTTTTGAAATTACTGGTACAACTACTGGTGGTACAAATTTCTCTTATACCGTTTCGCTTGATAAAACCAAGAAAAACTATATTAAAAATGTTTTAGGTACACAGGCGTTTGATAAAGATGCTTTCTTATTTGTTGAAGAAGTTTACGATTCTGTTATAAAGAAAGGTTGGAACTTTAATGAAATTAAAGGTTTGCACTTTGATTTGATACCAATTAATACTTGGGATCATTTAAAATTCCAATTTCAATCACCCGCAACACCATTTTTCGTATCTGAGTTAAGAGGTGGTTTACCACAAAGATTATTTAGATTTATATCTATATCTGATGGTAGTAACGCTAACACGGATATTAAAGTTTCAATCGGTAACGTTGATTTAGACAGAAAAACTTTTGACGTTTACATTAGAGCATTTGCTGATAGTGATAAGAACCCATTCTTCCTTGAAAGATTTTTATCTGTATCTATGGACGAGTCGCAAGACAATTACATTGGTAGAAGAATTGGTACCATTGACAACAAATACCCATTAAGAAGTTCTTATGTGGTTGTTGAAATGGCTGAAAACGCCCCAATTGATGCGGTTGCTTCAGGTTTTGAAGGATATGAGTTTAGAACATTTGGAACAGGTTCAACTGAAGCTGATTTCTGCGGTGTACCTGAATTATCTTACAAAACAAAATACTACGCTCCAGGTGAATTAATCGTAAACCCACCATTCTCTACACCGATATTTTCTCTTGGTGATAAAGTTAGAAAGATTTACTTAGGTTTTACCGACCTTGAGTACGGTTTTGATGCTGACTTATTACAATTTAAAGGTAAAGTTTCTTTAACTGGTGATAATGCTTACAATGATGGTTTAGATTGGACAACTAAAACAAAAGGTTTCCACTTGGATATTAACGCTGGTACAATTGTAGATACAAATGGAAATAATGTATTTGCAGCTGGTGTTGGTACTTTTGTTGATCCAGTTGTCATTGCTTCAACGTTAACTCACCCATATCACGACATTAAAACAAGAAAATTCACAGCTTTATTGTCTGGAGGATTTGATGGTTGGGATATTTACAGAGAACAAAGAACTAATGGTGATGATTATAAAATCGGTAGAAATGGTTTCGTAGCCGCTGGATTTGATACATTCACAAGTGTTGAATATGGTGACTTGTTTGGTACTTCAGATTACTACTCATACTTGTATGGTGTTAAAACTTTTGAAAATCCAGAACAAACAGTAATCAACATCTTAGCTACACCTGGTATCGATATACTTAACAACACAGAGTTGGTTAGAGACACCATTGAAATAGTTGAAGAAAAAAGATTAGATTCAATTTACTTACCAACTTTACCTGATATCAAGTTAATTGGTAATAACAACGCTGCTAACACAGAAGATTGGTTATTCCCTAATGATATCATCGATGAATTGGAAACAACAGAAAT